CCGCCTAGGTCGCCGAGGTCATCGCCGCCGCCTAGGTCGCCCAATCCTTCGCCGCCGCCGCCAAGTGCGTCTTCGGCGCCCTGCTCAACAACTGACTCAAGCGCTTGCTGGAATTTCCTATCATGGAAAGACTCTCTCTGGTTTCTGAGGAATTCATCATCTGAGAGGCCCAGGATATTGTGAGCAACCCAGCGCTTGCTATAGGTTCCTTCCGGAACAGAGTTGGCCACATCGAATTTGGTTCTTAAATATTCTAGTTGCTGCAGCTCGGCGAGTCGGGAAGGATTATTCAGTGTTAACTTAAAACTGATTAGGTCGTCGGCTCGGAAGCCTAGAGTATACAGGTGAACAACGGCAATCTTCTCTAGTTCCGCTATCAAGGATCTCTGTAGTCTCTGAATTGTTCGTGCGAAACGAATATCCTTTTGAGCCAAGGTGCTCTTGTCTTCATCGGCGCCTTCAAGATTCGTGAGATAAGACTGCGGGATTTTGATCGCTGAGAACAACTTGTCTCTCAGATATTTAACATCCTCGATATCGTCCAGGGACTTTGCGCCAGGGAGAGAAATAATATCCGAACCGACCCCGCCACGCATTGGGATAAAGTAATCTTCTTCTAGAGATAGCGGGTTGTATCGGAGGTCGACGCGGCCGGTATGAGAATCAACCAAAGAGTTTCTCTTCAGCTCGCCCTTTACCTTTTCCATATACTGTGCGACTTCTTGAGGCGGAATGTTACCTACGTCAATCTTAAACACGCGGCGCTCGGGGGCGCGCACAACACGATAGGCAATCATCGCGTCTTCTAGAAGTGTGAGCTGTCGCCAGATTCGGCGAGCGGGGTCAAGGATCGATGTTCCATAGGGAGCATGGCGATCGTTGCCCAAGATGCGGAAGTGGGCAACCTGCCAGTTCTCGAAAGTCATACCGGCGCCATTCCACTGATACTGAATGTAGTTCGGGTTTGTTGGGTCCTGACCTTCAAGCCTTTCTACTTCATTGTTCGGCATACCAATAACTGATGTCACTCCCATTTTGTCGTCGAGATCTAGATAAAGGAAGAAGTCGCCGTACTTGCACATTGATCGTGCCCAGCCGAAAGCGTTGAATTCCAGGTTCAATACATCATAAAATAAAGAATTCAGAATTGTTTTGATCTCAAGGTTCATACAAGAGATGTTTAAAACTTCATCGTATTCATTCGATGTGGTCATTTCATCAGCATAGATATCAATAGCAGATGCAATCTCGGGCATATACTCCATCTGTTCAAAGTCGGTATATCGGTCAGCACGGTTCTGGTTGCGGAATGCAGCAGACGTCCACATGTTGTAGTTCTGCGACATATTGGTATCTGCGCGCTTGAACTCTTGGCCGCTCATTGAACGGAAGCGGTATCGATACTTCTCTAGGTCGTTGCGGCGTTCCTGGCGAGCGATCTGAGTACGATAATCAATAATCGGACCAGATAATAGTCTTGTCAGTCGCTTAAATAACGGTGACGCCGGGTTGCGTGTGTTGTTGCTAGATGCCATGGTTTATCCTTTTATCAATCCTTCATACATTTGATTATAGTTCACAGCTTCTTCTGAGCGCTGTGTTTCTTTACTCAGCTTATGACCTGTCATTCCAGGAATCGTAGTCGATATCCTGGTGTGCGATGTAGATATAGCAGACAAAAACTCTTTGCTATACTCAATATCTTTTTGGCTTTCAACTATCACAGTATCTCTCACCCAACATCCAATGGCAAAGGACATAACTAAATCATCGTTATAACTTCTCATCGCTTGCGGTCTTCCTGCCTGCCAAATAAACGTTTTCATTTCAGAAAGCAAACGATTAGAGTTAATTTTAATTAGTTTGTTTCTCATAAACTCTTCCATCTTAGCGACGATAAGGGGTCTTGTCTTCGAGGATGTGGTGAATCCAGGAATTACATTTGACTGCCACTGGGCACTTACTGGATCTACGTACTGGTGATCGCCCTTCCGAGAGTGATATAGATTAGAATACCCTTTATCAAGCAACTTTTTAAGTACTGCGTATCCTATATTATTGTTTTCTATGACTAACATGGGGTTGCCATACTCTCCGCAGACATTATATAAGATGTCGGCAAAGTCGTCTGGTGTGGGTTTTCCAATGTATTCGGCCACCACTTCCATTGTTTCTAATTCAAATATGTGAAAGGCGCTATTATCTTTTCCATCGCCGCGCGCAACGTCAGCTACGATTAAGTGAGGCTTAAGTGCATCATGCTTTTTCCAAATCCAATAGTTTCTATCGAAGCCCGTACGGTATTCTGGTGCGGTTGTTCTCTCCAAGTACCACCGAATGTCATCCGGATGGATTACCGTCTCGCCTGAGACATTGAAGTTGCATTCAAGCTCTTGCGCGATCTGGCGCTTAGACATATTCCTGGTTTCTTTTTCAAACCATTTCTTGTCGCGGTCGGGGTGGACATCCCACATAAGAGTTGTCATATAGAAGTCGTTAGTACCTGCTTCTGCCTCGACGCAGTTCTGGTGGAACCAGTTGCCGACGCCGTTGGGGGTCGAGAGTGCAATACAGCGGCCACCAGTTGATAGTGTGGGATAGAGAGCAGTCCACAGGTCAGATAACTTCTCAACGTGCGCGGCCTCATCAATTACCAATAAGGAAAGCGCTTCGGAACGGCCAGCGTCCCCGGAGGTTGAGGAGCCCTTGATCTGTGAACCATTGGAAAGCTCGAATGAAGTGCGGTTATCCACTTCAATATTTGAAATTCGCATCCAGTCGGGGAGGTTCTTGATTATTGCTTTTACTTTTCTAACAAGGTTGGTAGCTGTTTGCAGCTTTGTTGCCACAACAAGGATGTTCTTGTCTCGGTGGAAAAGCATTAACCACGCGATGTAGGCTGCTGTGACTGTGGATATCCCAAGCTGCCGGGCTTTAAGAATTATATTGAAGCGATAATCATTGAAGTCTTTTAATAGTTCTTGCTGATAGTCGTATGCCTTAAAGGGGATCAGGCCTCTCTGGGGATGTGATATCCGACAGTAACTTGTCGTAAAGTATACAGGATCTTTTCCGGCTTTTACGACTTCCTTTACGATCTCTTTTTTGGTGAGGCCGTTTGCCATAGCGAGTATTACTTACCTTTGCGAGTATCGTTCTTCGGGCGCTTGTTCTTGGGACCTAGGGCTAACCATTTTTTAATAGCGTCGTCTACTCCACCCTCACCCGAGCCGCCATTAACCTCTTCGACACCCTTAATGCCACCAATGCGATAATCGCAATGGGCCTGGACGTCAGTGCGGTAGTTCGAGATGCGCTGGACGAGGATCTTAGGTTCGTCCTCCATAGTTAGAGTAAGGCCGTTGCCCGTGATTGCTTTGTATTCTTTTTTCAGGAACTTAACAATCTCTTTTAGCTGCCCGTTGATGTCATCCTCGAAGCCGTTGTCCTGAACTTCTTTGATTCTTGTCTCTGCTTGGTATGTTATGCGAAGAATGGGGCCGTTAAACTTAACACCGAATCCATCGATAACGCGGCGATCATTGATTAGGTGACCTTCTTCTCTTTTGAGACCAGCAGAGCGAGCCTTGCCGTCGGCTTGGAGTGACTCTTCGTGAGCGCCATCCCAGGCGCCATTAGCAGCTGCCTGATTAATTCCTTGAATGATTTCGTATACTGTTGCCATGTTATTATCCCTTGTCGGGTCTCCACCCGGTTGCCCATCTTTCTTCTCGATCCGAGATATATTGTATGTAACACTTCCAGCAGGCGCTGAACTTATTCATATACAAATCGTCACGGGGATGAAAAGAATATGTTTCACATACAGGACAAGTCCTATTATGATCTCTAGTAAGTAGTTTTTTGTTTATTAAAAATCCATCTTGTTCTACTTTGCTATCGGACTCCGATAATTTGCCAAACTTCTGTCGCTCTTCTATGGACTGTTGAATATATTCTTTTTCTTTGTCCTCGGACCAAAAACGTCTGGGATTGTTGATGGTCTCTTCACCATACTTTTGGGAGATTGCTTTCTCTAGTTTGGCGATGTATTCTTGGTCTTTACTCATTTTTATCCTAGCAACCAGCCCATAAAAGTAACGTTTGTATCGGTGCCGGTATTTGTTTGTGACGTTCCAGAGAAAACGAGGACCTCTATGGTCGCCTCGTGTCCTTCGTCCATATCCGCTATCACAGTATAGCCCGGGCTACTATATGCTCGGGGGTCGGCGGATGTATCTTCATCGACACTATTAAGCGCGCCGCGATACGTTCTCTCGGTTGTTACTATGAAGATGCGAGTATACTGAGTGATGCCGGAGTCTACATCATCAAGACGCACGCTCGTGGTTAGTAGGTATTTACCAGTTACTGGAGCAGTAAAGGTGTAAGTGGATGTATTAAAGTCGCCACCATTATCCCAATGTACCTCGTCGAATTCTATTTCTGTGGCGGTCGCGGCCGGGATAGATTGATCAGAGGATGCATACGCCGAGAAGCCGGGCTGGGTCGGCGCGCGGAAGGTTCCTCCTACGAGTATCGAATCAATCTTTTTCAGATATGCCTGAATAAACGACAGCAAGCGGCTTCTTGATGATACCTCCGGTATGCTCACTGTGTTACAATCTCCGTTGACAATGCAAAGATTCCCAACGAAGTAAGTGTTCCAATTCCAAATCCAAGCGCAACCATAAACGGGGCCGTGCTGGGGTCTTGTTTTAGAATGAGGCCCTGCAGGAGGTCATTCTCAGAGGTCTTAAGAATCATCATCGATTCGTATTTATCTGTCCAAGCTGCAAGTTCAATGTCTTTGTAATCCAAAAGAAGTTGATACTTCTCTTCCTGGAACTGTAACTCATAGCTGATTCGCAGGTCACACTCAGCGCTTTCAAATTTCTTTTCAGTTACCATTTTTGCCGCGGCATCCAGGGACAACAGCACTCCGTCAAAGGGAACGATAGTACCGGCCTCAATAGGGAGCACCACGTAGTCGGGGAATTCCACCTCTGCTTCTTCTTCGGCAGCGATCGCGGGCGCAGCGAGGAGAAACAGGGCCAAATAAGTTGCTAATATCTTTCTAACCATTTTTTATTCCAAAGGCTTCAGCTAGCTCTCGCGCTAACTTCTCAGGATCATTATAGCTCTCATCAACAATTTTTTTAAGCTCTGCTTCTTTTTCTTTGCTTAGCTCTTCGCCTCTCTTCTTATATTCTTCCTTGATCTGCTCGCGGCGGTCGAAATGCTCTTTCAGTCTCATATTCTTCTCTGCGATCTCTGTGTTGTGAATATGCGCTAGCGTTTCCATTTCTTGGTCGTGAGAGTCCCGCCGCGATTCCATGAGGTCCAGGAGTCCCGCAACATAGGCGC